AAGTATAGTAATACTGGAACAAATTCACAAATAATCAAATAATAAATATGGCAGAGTCTGGCATTAAAAGTTATTTCCCGAGTCAAACAGTTAGCGACGCTGAAAAGCAAAGCGAAGAGTATGGTCTAAAAGTAGGTAAAGCTATAGAGCAAGAGTGGTTCAACAACGAAAGAAATTATAATAGATACAAAGCTAATGAAAATGATTTTCACAATCTAAGGTTATATGCTAGAGGTGAGCAATCAATACAAAAATATAAGGACGAGCTATCTATAAATGGTGATTTGTCGTATCTTAATTTAGACTGGAAACCAGTTCCAATTATCTCTAAGTTTGTAGATATCGTAGTAAACGGTATTGCAGAGAGAACTTACGACATAAAAGCTTACTCGCAAGATCCTTTTGGTGTAGCTAAAAGAACTGAGTATATGAAAGGTATACTTACAGACATGGAGACAAAGTCTTTCGACAATCAAGCTATGGCTTTTGGTATTGATTCCAGAAGTAGTGATATGCAGCAAAAAGACCTACCAGAAAATAAAGATGAACTAGCAATACACATGCAGTTAAGCTACAAACAGTCTATAGAAATAGCTGAGGAGCAAGCTCTAAACACTTTGTTAGAAGGTAACAACTACGAGCTTGTCAAAAAAAGATTTTATTATGATTTAACCGTGTTGGGTATAGGAGCTACTAAAACATCATTTAATACATCGGAGGGAGTGAAAGTAGATTATGTTGATCCAGCTAATCTAGTTTACTCTTATAGTGAATCGCCATACTTCGAAGATATTTACTATGTTGGAGAGGTTAAAACTATACCTATTAACGAGCTAGTAAAACAATTTCCACATTTAACAGAGAGTGATCTTGAGGATATAATGAAAAACAGATCTTATCATAAGTCAAATTACAACTCAAGGCGTAATGTAGATAGATTAGACAATAATAGCATTCAAGTTTTATATTTTAACTATAAGACTTACATGAATGAAGTTTACAAAGTAAAACAAACTGCTACTGGTGCGGAAAAAATAATAAACAAAAACGATTCGTTTAATCCACCGCAAGATATGGAGGGTGGTTTTAGTAAGATGCTTAGATCCGTAGAGTGTCTATATGAGGGAGCAATGGTTCTTGGTACGGACAGGGTGTTAAAATGGGGTATGGCTAAAAACATGATGAGACCAAAGAGTGATTTTACTAAAGTTAAGATGAACTACTCTATAGTTGCGCCTAGAATGTATGACGGGAGAATAGATTCGTTAGTAAAACGTATAACAGGTTTCGCTGATATGATTCAGTTAACACACCTAAAGCTTCAGCAGGTGATGTCAAGAATGGTGCCAGATGGCGTTTACTTAGATGCTGATGGTTTGGCTGAGGTTGATTTAGGTAACGGAACAAATTACAACCCGCAAGAAGCCTTAAACATGTTCTTTCAAACTGGATCCGTAATAGGAAGAAGCTTTACGTCAGAAGGTGATATGAACCCAGGTAAAGTACCTATCCAAGAGTTACAGTCTGGATCTGGTGGTAATAAAATGCAAGCCCTTATAGGTAATTACAATTATTATCTACAGATGATAAGAGATGTTACCGGTCTTAATGAGGCTAGAGATGGTAGCACTCCTGATAAAAACGCTTTAGTTGGTATTCAAAAGATAGCCGCAGCTAACTCAAACACAGCAACAAGACATATATTGCAAGCGGGTTTATTTTTAACAGCAGAAACAGCAGAAGCTTTGTCTTTAAGAATATCTGATATTATAGAGTACTCGCCAACTAAAGATGCTTTTATACAGGCTATTGGCGCGTCAAACGTAGCTACTTTAGAAGAAATGTCTAGTTTACATCTTTATGATTTTGGTATTTTTATAGAATTACAACCTGATGAAGAAGAAAAAGCTAAACTAGAAAACAATATACAAATGGCACTTCAACAGGGTAACATAGAGCTAGAGGACGCTATAGACATAAGAGATGTTAGAAACTCTAAGCTAGCCAATCAACTTTTAAAAATAAGAAGAAAGAAAAAGTTACAGATAGACCAAGAAACACAAAAGCAAAATATGGAGCAGCAGTCTCAATTAAACGAGCAAGCTGCGCAATCAGCCGCTCAATCTGAAATGCAGAAAAACCAAGCTTTATCGCAAACAGCCATGCAGTTAGAGCAAATGAAATCTCAACTTAAAATGCAAGAACAACAAGCTGAGGTAGAACTTAAAAAACAATTAATGGAACTGGAGTTTAACTACAGTATGAAATTAAGGGAAGCTGAAAATAACACTCTTTCAAATAGAGACTCTATGAGGGAAGATAGAAAAGATAAAAGAACAAAAATACAAGCAACTCAACAATCAGAGTTGATCGATCAAAGAAATAACTCAGGAACGCCTAAAAACTTTGAATCTTCAGGTAATGATATATTAGGTGGAGATTTTAATTTAGACTCGTTTAATCCTAGTTAGAATTATTAATTATTATTATATTATATTATGAAAGAAAAAAATGAGAACGTAGTCGAAGAGACTACAAAGATTAACCAACAAGATCCAGGTGATGAAAACGTGGTGAAGGTTGGTAAAACTAAAAAACCAAACGTTAATGAAGATGGCGATTACGTCGTTGATTTAAGCAAACCAGTGGAAAATGAAACTAAAGAAGATAACGCTAACGACAGCGGAGTGGTTGCAGAGTCTAAAGATGCCGATGCCACACAAGAACAAGAAGAAGTACAACCGGAAGCAGAAACACAAGAAGCTCCAGTATTAGAAGAAATCACTCAGGAAGAAGTTGAGCAGGTTGAAGAGCAGGTTGAAGAAGCTATAGCAGAAGCTGAGGCCACTGGAAAACCACTACCAGAAAATATCCAAAAGTTAATAGACTTTATGGAGGATACTGGCGGTGATTTAAATGACTATGTAAAGCTCAACCAAGATTACAGCAAACTAGATAATGACGGCTTGCTTTACGAGTACTACAAACAAACAAAACCACACTTGAATAGTGAGGAAATAAGCTTTCTTATCGAAGACCAATTTTCGTACGACGAAGATGAAGATACTGATAGGGATATAAAAAGAAAAAAATTAGCGTTAAAAGAGCAAGTTGCGAACGCTAAAAGCCACTTGGACAGGCAAAAGTCCAAATACTATGAAGAAATCAAAGCTGGAAGCAAACTCACTGACGAGCAGCAAAAAGCAGTTGATTTCTTTAATAGATACAACAAGGAGTCAGAAGCAACTCNAAAAACAGTTAAAACAAACTCTGATGTTTTTACTCAGAAAACAAACAATGTTTTTAACGACAAGTTCAAAGGTTTTGAATATAACGTCGGTGATAAAAAATACAGGTTTAATGTAAATAATGCTGAAGAGGTTAAAACAACACAAAGCGATATAAATAATTTTACTAAAAAGTTTTTAGATAAAAATAATACACTATCAGATGCTAAGGGTTATCATAAATCTCTATATACAGCAATGAATGCAGATGCTGTTGCAAAACACTTTTACGAACAAGGAAAGGCTGATGCTATGAAAAATAGTATTGCTAAAGCCAAAAACGTTGATATGAATCCAAGACAAGCTCATGGTACTATTGATATTGGAGGTACGAAAGTAAAAGTGCTAGGTGATAATTCTTCTGATTTTAAGTTTAAAATTAAAAATAAATAATAAATTTAAAAATTAAAAAAAATGGCAATTAATGCAGGAGGTAGCTTAAACAGTGTACCTGCTTCACAGAAGCAAACACTAGCTACAAATTACTTAGACCTTTCATCAGCTTCAAACGCTGGATGGGGTCAACAATATTTACCAGACCTAATGGAGAAAGAAGCTGAAGTTTTCGGACCGAGAACTATTTCAGGTTTCTTAGCTCAAGTAGGTGCTGAAGAGGCTATGACAGCTGATCAAGTTGTATGGTCTGAACAATCAAGATTACACTTATCTTACAAAGGTTACATATCAGGATCAAACGTATTCACAGTAGTATGTGATATTGATGAAAATGTAGCTGGAGATGGATTTGCTGTTAATGATCATGGTGTTAGGGTTAATGATACAGTTATCATTGCTAACGCTAATGGTGTTGCAAAAGGTCTTGTTACTACAATTACTAATGCTGCTATTACAGTTAAAGCTTACAATGGTGTTGCTATAGATGCTTTAGGATCTGCTGGTGATAAAACTTCAACGTTACTAGTTTATGGTTCTGAATATGGAAAAGCTACTGGTTATTACCAAGAGGATAGTGGAACTGTAACTAGAGAGCATAATTCTCATAAAGCTAACGAGCCTAAGTTTAAAACTTTCACTAACAAGCCTATTATCATGAAGGATTACTACGAGATCTCTGGATCTGATGCTTCAAGAATTGGTTGGGTTGAAGTTTCTACTGAAGCTGGTCAAGGTGGTTACTTATGGTACTTAAAAGCTGAATCTGATACTAGA